CTCTTTTTAGATGCGTCATCTAATTCGTCCCAATAATTTGGTCGTTGATTGTTGGTAATTTCCTGTATGTGATTAAATAGTGTTTTTGTTTTCATTGTGAATAACCTTTTAGATATAAATAAATAGTTAGTATGAAACTGAAAATGTAATTTATTTACCATTGACCAGTAACGGCGGTTCTTGGTAAACTTATATTGTATTTTTTAGTATTTATAGAATCTAAATATAAATCCTTTACTTCGTTGTTTTGTATGGAATATGATTTTTCAAAGTTGCCCTTGACTTTATAAACTCTATCAACATTTAAATCATCTACACCTTTTACATCAATAAATGATTTGTCCTCATCATCAATATGTATTTTGAATTTTAAGTCTAATTCAAAATCTGACTTTTCGTTTGTTTTAAAAATAAATTTAAAATTATATCGAGTGTCTTTTAAATTGAATACTTTAAAGTTATCCTCAACATCAAATGTTAAATTTATATTCTTGTGAATATTATGTAGAACCCAACAAAAACCTCTAACTTGGTCGATGATTGAATTTTCTAATGTTTCTTGAAAAGTTTCGTCTCCATTAATTGGTGTCAACCAAGATGTATTATAAATTTTATCATCTGTTACATTGTCTTTGACACCATCACTTTTAAATGTGTGAGATGTTTTATCTAATGCCCAAGATTGTGGTTTAGGCATTTTAGAATTTTTCCAATCGTCAGAATTTTGATTTTGCCACTCCTCAATATCCATAACTAAACCTCTACGATTTATATTGAATAGTTTTAAAAAGTAATCAGTCAAATGTGCTCTTGTGTGTCTACTAAATATATTGTTTTTATAATCATTACTTATCCAATTTTTTAACAAGCTCTCATCTTTTGAAATACCAAACACATCTTTTTGTGTCGCCAATGGTGTTTCAACCAATACATCAGTTCCTTTCATAACATTTATTCTACCACTTCTTCCTACATTTGGCTTAAAGTTATGTTTTACATCAAATAGAAACTTCAAACTACTAACGAAATCTACATTAGTTTCTCTTGGAAATCCTGGTATCCAACCGGCGTCAAATGTTATTTGGTCATCCTTAGTTACGGCGTTTAGATAGTTTTTAATGATTTCTGGTGTTTGTCTTTTTTCCATCAATCCTAATGTTTTTGCCACCCCATTTTCAACACCGATGTTCATATAAACTAAACCTGATTTTCTAGCTTTATCAAAGAATTCCGTGTCCATTTTTTTATGTGTTCTAAAGTATCCACCATATCTAATGTCAGATAACTCACCCTTATCTATCAACTCATTTAATGTGTCGACTAATCGTTTATAGTTTTTTATTGAACCATTAATCAATGAATCAGTAAACCAAAAGTTTTTTGCACCATAGTTTTTGTTTAAAAATATTATATCTTCGATAAGTTTTTCTGGACTTCTATATCTATACATTCTTGTTTCACTACAAAATGTACATTTAAAAGTGCAACCTCTCGAACCCTGAATTGGTAATGTTAACTCTGGACCAAAATCATTTACATATAAATCTTCTTGTCTTAACTTTGTGTATCCTTTCAAAACTTCTCCTGTCCAAGTAGGTGTTGACAAGTCGTCTAACCTCATAATTTTCAACATACCCGTATAGATTGGTTTCCTACCACTACGTCCTTTTGGTAACACGGTTGGTAATGATGGTCGTAATTTATCCCAAGTCCAAATACCTTTGACATTTTCATAGTTTCCGTCTTCATTTACAATACTTTCTGCCAATTCAACGATAGTGTTCTCACCCTCATTAGTTCCACAACCAACATCCACAAACTCTCTGTACATTATTTTGACTAATGACTCCTCTAATTCACTTCTTTCACCACCACCTATATCTTGATTGATACCTGCCTCAACTAATCCACCATTTTCTCCATACCAACAAAATGGACCACCATACCAAATCTGTATTGTTGGATTTAATTGTCTTAAATATCTTGCTAAAAAGTCTGTTGTCATTATGTTAGATGAATATGTTGTGAATGCTACGACATCATACTTTGATATTTCTTTTATAATATCAAACCAAAAATCTTTGAATAAAGGAATAATCTGTTCTCTAAAAACTCTCTTGGTTGACCAAGGGTCTTCCACAATCCACTTCTCGAATAGGTCCGGATAGTTGTCAATCAAATATAATGAACTCATCATATTGATATCGAATTGTTTTGTTGATGTAAATCCTGCGTTATTTAAAGCAGTATTGAGACTACCTAATGCAAATGAAGGTGTTGATGTTGACCATTGTGGACATAATGTAAGGGCTATCTTTAAATCTTTTTTTTCCATTATACAAAAGTATCTCCCACTGCCCAACAAACACAAGAATATCTGTTTCCCTTTGTTATCGGTGTAACTTGGTGTCCTGCAAATGCCGGGTGAATAACTAATTTACCCATTTCTGGTTCTACGATTGTTCCGTCAAACATATGAAATTCTCCACCCTCATATTCGGAAGAGTCATTTAGAAATACTATACAAGTTAATTTTAATGTACTATAATCTTTGTAATTGTGAAAGTCTGAGTGTGGATTGTAAGAATCGTTTATGTCGTATCTGTGTGCCTGTATTCTATTGTGATATATACCTGTAATATCATACTTAAAGTGAATTTGATTTGCTATTGTGATTGCGTTCCAAAATTTATTTAATATCTTTTCGTCATCATTTCTACTGATATTTAATAAACATTCATTTTCACCCCATTTAAAGTTTAAACTATGTTCTGATTTAGTTAAGTCATCAACTTTCTTATCTGAATTTACTGAATTCCACTCATTTTGTTTCCAGTCTGGTAATTCGTGTCCTCGTTTTCTTTCAGCATTTTCGTCAATATATTTTCTCAACATAGCACATTCATCATTAGAGAAAAAGTTTTTTCTCGTAACAATCCACCTAAAATCTTGATTCAACTTTAGTTCGTTCATATTTATTTTTTTATACATCGATATATTCCTTCAAGTATTCTGCAAACTTTCTATGACTTTTTTCGTTCGGGTGTCCATTTTCACAAAATGCGTCCTCTATCTGGTTAATGTTATCCGATACTACTTCGTAAAATGGTTTATCAGTAAAGTTATCTAAAAAAATGTCTTTATGTGATTTACCAAATGAAAAAAATAATATACTTTTGACATCAATAGATTCTATAAATCTTTGAAATAAAATAATATCGTTAAACTCCCAGTCAAATTTAGACCGACTTTCTACTGTAAATCCTATAATAAATATTGTTTCATCAATAAGTTTTTCATTTTTGTAAATCCAATCCATAGTATTTTTAATTATGGTTTCATTACTACAACCAGCAGTTGCTTCATTTATTTCTTTAAGATTTAAATCATTGGATAATAATTTACTAAATCTTTGTTGAGTTCTATCTTGTAATTCATCTCCGTCAACCCAACTACAACCATTTGCATATAAATACTTATACAAAGGTATCTCCTAATAAAAATTCTTGAATACAATATCTAACACCACTTTCTACTGGTGTAACTCTATGAAATAATAAAGGACAAAAAACTAATAGTGTTCCCTTTTCTTTTGGCATTTCATAAAATTCTAATGTTTTTGGGTCTTGAATTGCTAATTGTGTAGAACCACCCGTATAATCCCTTGGGTCTGACAACTGAATAATCATAGCTAACTTTCTTGTAGAACTTTTACCATTATTAAAGTCTGAATGCCAAGTGAAGAAATCACCTGGTATATACTCAATCATTTTTATATTGTTTTCCACTTCTTGTATGTTGAAGTTCCAAGACAATTGATTACAAACCTTACCTGCTACAAATAACTTTTGTTGTAATGAACTATAATCCCCTACAACATAATCTCTCATATCTTTATGTAAATACCACTCCGTTACATTTCTAAAATCTGTATTGTGGTCATCTCCAATGTGGTCGTCTAAACAACCTTGTTCACCTTTCTCGGTGTTTTTAATTCTTTCAACCAACTCATCACACTCATCACTTGTTAAAAAGTTTGGTCTTGACATATACCACTGCCAATTATTATTTTGTTTCATTTCCAAGTATCTCCGTTCATCCAAGTTATCAATGAATATCGTTTTCCGTCTGTAATTGGTGTTACTCTATGTGATAAAAATGATGGAAAAATAATTATACTACCTCGTGTTCTTGGGGCGGTGTAATTCTTTTCACCAGTATCATCAGTAATACCAAACTCTAAACTTCCACCCTCATACTTTGTTTCGTCTGACAACTGAACTACGGCTGTTAGTTTTCTTGTAGAAGTTTCCTTTGCACCGGTATCGGTATGCCATTTATATTTACCACCATTTTCGTATCGTAGTATTTTTACTCTTTCCATTTCTTGTATGTCGTATTTCCAAATAGATTGGTTAGATAACTCAAACACCATTTTTAATTTGTTGTTTAGTTGTTCGTTATTGATTATAACTTCTTTGTTATCACGAACTTCTTTATTTAGTAAATTACTATCGTAATTTCCTGCAAGTTCTGATTCAGTTGGTTCTCCTGTTTCTAAGTATCTCATCAACTTCTGACATTGACTAACTGATAAAAAATTTTCTCTATGAACTACAAATTGAAACTTATCATTTTGTTGCATATAACCTCTTTATTTTGGTGGTAAATTGTGAACTACGATATCACTTTGAAAGTAGGTGTCAATATCCTCTACATCTAATGAATAAAATTTTAATGACTCACTAACTTCAGTAATAGAAGTAATTTCTACTTCCTCCTCAGAAGAATTTAAAAAACTCTCTCCAATGTATAAGCCATCTGCTGGTTTTCTCCAAGACCAATTGTTACTACTATCTTTTACAAAGTATTGAACCACACTACTATGCATTCCTTGTTCTGTATATGGAACTTTGATAGAACCATTTATCAGTCTGTAACCAAAAGCATCAGAACTAAATGTTCTAACCACTACTGAACCTGACATTGTTGAACCCTCTAATGTATTAGTTGAATAGTCATACCAATCTTGTGCAGAAAATTCATCTGGCATACCAACTGGTAGATATGATTTTACTATATCCCCAACTGCTACATCTTGAACTTCCTTTGTCGAACCATCATACATTTTAATTAAACTACCACTGGCTGTTGATAACATAATGGTATTTTTACCATACCACCTATCACCCTTTAATTCATATTTAGGTGCTGCTATATTATTACCTCCATACATATCTCTATCTTGAATTAACACTTGTTTTTGTGATGTCATTAAATGTTCTAATTTTAATTGAGTAGCATAACCTTCATTGTTTTGAATACTACCACTACCAACAATAAACTTTTCAATTAACAATGAACCACTATTGACTGCATTTTGATAAACATCTGTTCCTGAATTATATTTATGAAATTCCATACCAGATTGACCCATTGGTCCAGCGGCGTGTTGTCCGGGTTCTCTAACTAAATAGTCTGGATGATGTGGATTATTTGAACTAAAAGAGCCTGTATTAAACAACGGAATCAAACTTGAACTAACGGGTGATGAACCTAATATAGTTCTAAAAGTGCTTTTACTAAATGAACCACTAACCATATTCAATAGTGTGGAATCATCCCACCAAGGTGTTTGATAAAATAAATGAAAACTACCTGAATATTGTTCCTGTCCTCTCTGACTATAATATGTTATTGAAGTGTTATCATTGTCTTCAAAATTTACTGAAATTCCGTGTCTAGCAAAACTTGAACTAATCAATGGTCGTTGAATAGTTGAAGGATTTACTTTTCTATGTGTTGTCCCGTAAATATAACAAGTATGACAACCTAATTCATTTACATAATCAGACATTTTATCGACAAACGCAGATTGAGTATCATATGAACCATACATACCACAATTAGTATTTATTTCGTTAAAGTAAATGTTATTGGAACCACTTTCAATAAAATAGTCTGTTCCAACTATAATACCAACATTAGTATTTGCTGGCCAACCACCTGCACTTCCTGTAATATAATTTAATAAACTTTCTGCATTGTTTTGTGCTATTACTGACATAATTTTCTCCTAATAATAAATATCTACTTAGTCTATTTTAGTGAATATTTTTTCTTTCAATACTGATTTTGCGGGTTCGTTCCAATCATCTATAAACATCATAGCCTTTTTATACCCTTGTTCAGATAATTCATTACAACGAATCCATATTAAATCTAAATTTAAACCCTTTCCTCTATGTTCTGGAAACACATATTTTTGACATAACATTGGAAATTCTCTGTTCCAGTCAATAAATGCCCAACCACCATCAACTAAATAAAATGTCCAATTGTTTTGTAATCTATCTCGTAAATCTTTAAGTGTCCACTCTTGCCAAGGTTTTCCAAATGAATCTTTAAAGTTATCTAACTCCTCAGATATTATCTCAATTTGTTCCCATCTAATATCATTGTAGTTTGTGAACTCTTGATATTTTGGAACTTCTTTTGGTTCGTAGTTATTTAAATCTATCTTGTAATACATTTTTTAATCTTTCCGCATATTGTTTGTGTGATTCTGGACCTGGATGTACATCATCAGAAGCGTAATCTATTTGTTCAAACACAATATCAACTTTATCACCAATCACATCTTCAACTCCGTATCGTTCTCCACCCCAACAACCCCATATGATTTTATCACGACCTACAAAAGTATTCAACATATTATAGTGGTGTAAGAAATAAAAGTAATCATTATACTCATTGGTATTTAAGTTATCTTTTACTTCCCAAGGTTTGTAAACTACTCCTTCATCATCAAACCAAGTTCTTCTAAATAAATGTGGAACCGTAATGATAAATATTTGTCGTCTTGATTCTGGTATATAAACTTCTGATAAAGTTTTTACTGCAAAATCTAAACCTGTCCCACCTGCTCCGTAATTATGAACTGATGTATTTTCATCTCCGAGTAAATGTGTGAAGGTTTGTTCTTGTTCTAAACACCAACCATAAGTCCAACTACAACCAAGTGTATAAATTTGTCGTCCCACATTTTCGTCATTATAGATTGGGTCGTGTTGTCTTCCACCCTCTAATTTACCATTGTTGTTTTGGTATATATTTAGAGCCTCTAAGTGAGATGAAATATGCTCCCCACTATTATTAACATAAATGTAATTACCTTTATCATCTTTATGTTGGTAGAGTTTTAATCCGTGTTCTCCGTTTGGATATCCTTCTCTCTCTTTAGTGGTTACTCTATGATTATCAAAGTAGAACTTTTCTACATTGTATTTAACTTGTGGTTTCAAGTCCACTACCCTCTAACATTTTTTGTGGAACAACTCCACAATTACCACAACTATAAACTTGAATTGGAACTATTGCTTCTTTACCTGTTGGACTCATCAATGCCGATATCTTTTTTAAAAAGAATGCCGGTATAAAAGATGCGTTTCCACACTCTTCACATTGAATGGTATCTGCCTTTGATATGTCTATTTGTTGTTGTCCTTGTGGAACTCCACCGTCTGGATGACTACTCATTTGATACTCCCTATTAATTCTACAAACATAGCCATAATGTTGATTTCTTTATCCACTACGACTGCGTCTGATTGTTGATATTTTGATAAAATCAATATACACTCAGCGATATGACCTTGTCCCCAATCGTCTATCGTATCAAACATCAACCTAAATAAATCTGAAAAGTCTGTAACTTTTGAGTCTGCCAATAATTGTCTGATATTCTGAAATGATGATTTCTTATCTTGTGTTGTTAAGATTTCCAAAACTTTTGTTTTGTAATCGTTTTGTGTGATTGTATTTTCATCAATCACCAAGTTTCCATTGACTACTTGTCTTTGAGCACCATTGATTACTCTTCTAACATCTGGATAACCACCATTAACTATTGTGGCAATATCTTTGATATCGTATTCTATGTTTTCATTACCCAAGATATTGGCAAGATGTTGTGCAACTTGTTTTCTATCTGGTGGAATTATCTGGAAAGATTGACAACGACTTTGTATCGGGTCAATGATTCTCTCGACATAATTACAAGTCAATATAAAACGACAATTCTTTGAGAAAGTTTCCATCAAATTACGAAGTGCTGCTTGAGCGTTTGGTGTAATGTAATCACACTCATCTAAAATAATGACTTTCATATCTTTAAATCCTAATGTTGATGCGAAGTTCTTGACTTTCTCACGAACTACATCTACACTATTCTCATCAGATGCGTTTATGTATAGATAATCACAATCAATATTATTGACCAGTAGTTTGGCAAGAGTGGTTTTACCAGTTCCTGCCCTACCGAACAATAGAAGGTGTGGTATATCTCCTGATTCTAAATATACCGACACCTTTGATTTTAAATGGTCATTACCAATGTAATTATCTAAGTTGTTGGGTCTATATTTTTCGACCCATAATGAGTGATTTACACTCTCCATTAGTTAACTGCCTGTGTTGATACCAAGAAGTATTCTGAATCGTAATTGTCGATTGAGAATTTAATTCTTGATAAACCTGCGGAACTAACTTCTAATGTTGCACTTTCACAATCTTTATTTGCATTTAAGATTGATGCGAACATATTTGCATTGAACGAGATTGGTTCAATGTCTGCTGACTTTGTGGTTTCTACTGGAATTGTTACACGATTTGATGCGATTGAAGCATAACCGATAACGATTTTAGTTTCTCCGTTTTCTGTCAAGATAGTAAAAGTTTCTGCTTCAGACAAAGCACCTTTACCACTGATGAATGTGCTGATGAAATAAGGGTCTACCTTGATACCTAACTCAAATGAATCTGGTAGATTCTTTAGTGCTGGTGGTGTAGGGATAACCGATAAATCACTCAACATATATTTTGATTTTGTTTTTCTGTTCGTGTCCTCGAACTCCATTGAGATAAACTTATCACCTGATTGTGATAGATTTACATCAATATCATCTCCCAATACTGATAACAAACTTGATAGTTGTCCAGTATTGTATACACCTAATTCACAAGGTTTTAGATGTGTAAACTTACTAACGACAACATTACCCACAACTGACTTATCACCTGAGATAAATCTTGTTGATAGTGAAGTTCCGTTTGAAGTCCATTTAGTTGATTTAATCTCTCCACCCAAAGTATATTTTGTGATGAAGTTTGTTAACTGCGTTTTGTTCATAACCATTTGCTCCTATTGTTTTACAATTATAAATATAATATTATTTTGTGAAAATTTAATTTATTTTAAAAGAATCTATTCATTGATGTCGTTTTGTCTTCTACTCCACCCCAATCTAATGCTTTATAAAACATACCAATTTTTTTACTCATAGCTTGTTCATACATTTTGTTGTGGTCTATGTATTTTTTAATCATATCAAGTATTTGTGGTGGGTCTTCCCAACCTTTGTATGCAATAGAATCAAACCCAAACTCATTTTCTTTCAAATACACCCATTTAATTTTATTTCCATTACTGATTTTCTCATATCGTTTACCCTCATACCAATAATCAATCAGTGAGTTATAATTAATAGCTGACTTAACGTGAACTGGTGTTCCTTTTTTATACTGAGAAAATGCATTTTCAGAATCCTTAACCTCATACTTTCCAATACCTTTTACACCGATTGGATTTGCCATAACATCATAATGTAATGATGTCATATTTCTTTTAAACAATGATATTCTTTCATCTATTTTTTCTTTAGGAACATCTGCTAAAATATCATCTAAAACATTTTGTAGTAATTGTTTCATCGCAAGTGCGAAATTACTTCTAATAGTATCCAGTCCTTTAACGTGAGTCTTGTTTACTTTTCTACCTGCGTCATTAATGATTCGTAATCCGTATCGTTTCTTGGTAATAAATAAACCTGTCTTTGCGATTACCTCTTGTTTAATATCAAATACATGCTTATCCACATTACAAAACTTCTTAGCAAAATAATTGTAACTTTCGTTTAAATAATCTTGAACTTCTGCACAAATCTCCATAATTCTTTGTGTCATCATTGTTTCGGTTAGTTCTTGATTTGGAAATCTTTTCTTAACTAATGGAACTGCTGATGCGAAAATAGAGTCTGTATCAATATAAATAACATAGTCATCATTGGTTCCTAACTCGTTATTATAAAAATGATTAGTAATTCTTTTACTAAATTTAATTAATTGTTGTCCTGTTGATGTTGTTGCTTCTGCGTTATCTACATCATAAAATCTAAACACTGATAATCCTAATACACCATACAACGAGTTCAATACAATCTTTTGAATATGTTGTCGTCTGTCAAAGTATTCTTCTTTTTCAGTATCACCTTCCTCGTGGAACTTTTTAACAAGTTTTCTCATCTCAACTCTTTCATTAAACCACTTCTCTAATAGTGCTGGAATCAAACCTTGTTTATCTGTTCTGTAAATAATACCATTAGAACTTATGGATACGGTTGCTTCATCAAGATATTGTTGTAATTCTTGTTTGGTCATCTTACCCATTTCCTTACCTTTTTTATTTATCATCGTGTAGGTTTTTTCAGTTGATTTGTTGATAAATTCTTCTTCGTTCCAACCCGTTACTTTACCGATTTTAGTTTCTGGTGAAATGTTTAATGAACGAATAACACTCGGATACATAGAAGTAATATCCAAGTCATAAACCCAGTCGTGTTTTCCTGATTGTGGTTCTTGAACATATGCTCCTGTGAATGTTTCGTTGGTAAATTTCTTTGGTCTTGGTGGTTTATTAGGTGAGACTACTCCAATCTTTTTCAAGTAAACCAATATAGCTCCTTCTAACCAACGACTCGACATATAAACATCTTCATATGGAACATGCCCTAAATGAGCAATACCTCTTGATATTTCAATTAGTTTTAAT